CTTGGTATGATTTAATGTTTAATTCACAGAATGGTGCATTACACTATAAAAGTGATATGATTGGAACTATTATAGTTAATCAACATGATAAGAAAGGTGTTGTATTAAGAAGAGTAACATTTCAGAATTGTCAGATAACAAAATTAGCTGGATATTCTCTAGATTGGTCATCGAATAATATTCTTGAAAACTCTGAAGCATCATTCGTTTATGATTACTTCATTGATGAGTATATTGATCAAAACTTTACAATTAATCCTCCTTTAGTAACAGGATATTAAGATTGATAAAATATATAAATAAAAAACCCACTCAAATTTTGAGTGGGTTTTTTTATATCTACTATCCCCAATAGGTCGCCTAGTATTTAGAATTTCGGCATTTTCATGTTGTTTGTCATATTAGAAGCATTTTTCATCATAGAATTTGAGTCGAAGTTACCTTGTTGTCCTTCTTCTTGTTTCTTTTGATTAGAATCTTCTTCTTCAAGAATTTCATTTACTAACTTAACATTTTCTTCAAATAACCAATAAGGCCAATTGTCCATAGCAAATTCTTGTGTATGGAAATGTTTCTGTAATAATAACTTATTCTTTAATATATGTTTCAAAGGCATCATGAATAACGAAAATACCTGAGGCTCCGTTGGGAAACATCATGTCCGTGTGGACCTCCTCACCACACTCACCACATGATTTTTTAAGTTCCTTTATACCAAATGTCATTTTACCAATTGCTGCATTTAAGAATTGAAATGAAATATCATCCATATCTTCAAAATCTCTAAGTTTGGATTTCACACCATCATACGTTATAGAAGTTCTACCAGCTAACATAAAAGGTATTATTTTTAAGAAAGCTAAGTTAGGAGTTTTCTTTTCATTATTTTCTTTCATGATATAATCAGTAAAAGCTTTTTGTAATCCAATATTAGGTGGTGAAATTTCATAATCTTTACCATTTACCGTTTTGAACTGATATGTTTTTGTTGATGGGTTGAAGAATTTAGATAACTTATCATCAGTCTTGTGATAAGAAAAATTATCTCTTTTTAATTCAACTTGAAATTCATTACCACATCCACAATTAGTTGTTACTGCTAAACTATTCCCTTGTTGGAATGTTAGTTCTCTTATTAAGAATATAAGATATAATCTATCTTGATCTTTTATTTCTAAATAAGATCCTACCTTACCATCTGTGTATTTGATTCTAACACATGCTTGTAACATATCGTTCATCTTCTCAACAATATCATAAAAGTTATTATCATCAACCATTGAGTAGGCTTGTATCTCTCTAACCTGAGCTGGTCTTACCATAAAAAGTGTACCCGTTGGATAAAATTCACCACAAGGTAATTCCCTAACATCGAAATTGAAGTATTGTAAGTCATCAACTCTTGTGTTGTTTGATGATGATTCATTTCCTGGTAATGTGAATGGTATGTCAGTATTAGCTGACGCCTCTTTCCCAACTTCCAAGTCTGTTAAGTGTCTTTTTAAGTAGTCCTCTTCGGACATCTTTTCATCTTTTTTATTATCTGACATAAAAATTCTTTTATTTTTAATTATATATTCTATATAACTCTTCCTCTATTATAAAAAATAATATACACTTTGTTTAGTTTAAAGCAAAAAAAACCCTCGAAATTTCGAGGGTTTTATATTTTTTATTATTACTTTTATGAGTTTATGAATCCTCCAGCAGATATAGCTCCTGTTCTAAGTATAGTAATGTTGTTAACAATTATACCCATACCTTTGATTGGTTCTACATAAGTATCAAGAACACCAATTTGGTTATCAATGATTTCTGATGTGTTATTCTCTTCATCCATTTTGTTAAAGAAGTTGTATAAACCATTCTTACTTACATAAGTCTCACAGATAACATCTGCTCTTAGTTTAATTTCTGCTCTTACATCAGGAGTGTTAAACTTCCATTGGTAGTCTAATAACATTCTTGATAATTCTCTTTCAAGTTCAATTAATACTTCTCTTACGTGTATGTAAGAAAGAGCTGATTTGTAAAGAGTTTGAGCCGTATTCTCAGTTTCAATCTGGTAACCTCTATTTCTCTTGAATACAATTGGATTCATTTGAGCTTGGTTCAAGTATTCGATGTCTTCTTGTGTGAAGTCCATTTCTATACCAGAAGTGTTAGTAATCTTACCGTTTGTTACACCAGCTGCTATTGTCCAAGGAGTAACAGATGTTATATTAGAAATATGCTTTCTCATATAAGTTGTTGCTGCAAAGGATGCAGGTGGGAAATCTAATGGTCTACCATTATCATTCACTGTAACATAAGGTGTGAAATAACCAACAGTAGTTACACCGGATCCATCACCGAATGAGTAAAGGAATGCTGGGTTACTTTCTGGGTCACCTCCACTAGCTACGAATTTAACTTGTAGTGTACCTTCTGAATCAACAAATGATGGAGAAGATGAGTTTTTGAACGATCTAAGTGATGGCATATTTAAGAAACCAAAGGCATCTAATCTATCACCACATATATCAACTAATTGTTGTTTTGATCTTTCAGTTAATCCTAATCCAAATGAGTCAATTAAATATCTAAAGTCTAATGCTTCTTTGTTAATTAAAGCTTTGAACATTGGAGTTCCTTTAGCTACTAAGTTAAGTACTTGATTTTGTTTATCTTCTGTTCCATCAGGTAAAGAAGCTTGTCTAACCTTGAATCCTTTCATAGAGATAGCTTTGTATGTTGACGCATATTGGTCAATTGATACATATCTCATTGTTTGTACATCACCATTAAAATTATAAGTAGCGATTCTAGAATCACAAGATATTTCAGTTAAACTAGTATCACCCACATATTGTCTTTTGCTAAGAATTCTTGTTAATCTTCTTGGTACCTCACCAACTTCAAGAGTTGTAGGGTCATAATAAGCTTCTAAGAAATCACCAACTTTTACTTCTGTATATCTAGAACCATCTATTAATATCTTATTTGGTACTTGAACATATCCAGTAGGTAATTCTACTTCAATTGTTTGTTTGAAGTTTGTTTTACCTGATTGTATGTAGAATGTGTTATTAGCTTGTATATCAACTGCTTCAGTTGCTAACAATAACTCATCCATAAATTCAACACTTAATACTCCATTGTTATCAAGATATAGTTTAAGGTAGTGTCTTCTAGAATTGTAGTTATAAACTAAATCCTGTGAGAACAAAGTTTCTGACTCTACTTCTTCGGTTACTTGATAAGCGTAGAATGTACCACCAGTATATCCTAAATCTGTAGCCAATTGAACAGGTGAATCAGAAGGATTCACAGAGTTTCCTACAATTGTAAATGTTCCTTTATTTAATTGTGAACCAGGTAACAATAATTGTTCAAATGTTTGTAAATCAATTTGAGTATCGAATCCCGTAACATCTGATTCAAATATGATATAATCATATCCAGCATATGATGAAGTAGCTGATGTAGCATTTTCACCATCTATAAGTGTTATGTTAACTGTTGTTCCAAGAACGTTACTATTTAATCCATCATTACCAACATAAAGTCTATTATCATAAAAGAAATCTTTTGTATTGATAACACCATCATAGTATTTACTATAAAGGTTAGAGTATTTAGATACTACACCAGAAGCTGGCGTCGCAACTAAATCAGTTGTTGTTACTTCGTCAGTACCTAATATAAATTCATCGTCTTCTGTGTAGAATACTAATAAACCAGCTATCACATCTACCAATTCAACTGATGTTAATCCAGTATTTAATGTGAATGATTTATTTTCTAATGTAGAAGTAATAATATCAGTTATAGTCATTAGTTCTAAACTAGCTTTAGTCATTGAATTATTCAATAACATAGTCATTTTATTCTTATTAGGACTGTCAATTAAACTAACCAATCTGTTGAACATTTTGAATCTTCTGTATTGTTCGTAGTTCTTAACATCTTGTTGTGTATTAGTTCCTAAGAATTCAACTTTTAATGAACCACTTCCTAAATCAGTTATTGTGTAGTCAGTACCTAATATGAAATCAATGTAATCGTATGATTCAGCTACGTCAGCAACTGTCACATCAGTCATGGTGTAATTACCAAAGTCAATTTGACCTTGATAAACATCAAAATCTATATAACCAAGTATAACATCACTTGTATTAACCGATGGGTTAACATTAGGAGTTAAACTATTTACTAATATAATCTCACCACTAGCGTCCAATACAAATGTTGATGTATAAGATGCTGTTGAGCTTGTGTATGTATAATCACTAGCACTTATAGTAAGTGATGTAGTTCCTGATACAGGTATGTGTATATCACCTATTACTGTGAATGCGTTTACACCAACATCATAAGTTATCTCTAAAGATGCAGAAGATCCTATTATTGTAGAATTTCTACTAACATTATAAACAGATCCTTCTCCGAAAAATCCTGTTCTGTTATCACCATTCTCTAATATTCCACTTGTTAATGGTCCTGTACCATCATCAAATGCGTGTGGTGCTTGACTTCCATATGCTGAATATGTTCCTAACATAGCAGTTACGTTACCAGGTAAA